TTCATGAATATCGCAAAGTCACTGATATTAATAACCGTGTACATAAAGTATTTGGTCGCCGTTTTCATAACTACGAAGAAGCAACCATTCGTAAACAAGAAGAAAACCCAATTGTAATCATCACAGCAGTATATAATGCAGAGAACTATATCGACAAATGCATTCGCTCGGTTGCTGCTCAGGATTATGAAAACTATCGAATGATTATTATTAATGATGCATCAACTGATCGTACTGCTGAGGTGATTGAAAATACAATCGCTGAAACTGGACTCGAAAACATTGAACTATCTGGAGAAAGACGCCGAATCTTTGAGGTCATTACTCGTGAAAAAAATGTGGGAGCAGTTTGTAATCAAATTTCAATGATTCAATCTAGTTGTTGGCCGGATGATATTGTAATGATTCTTGACGGCGATGATTGGTTAGTGAATAATCCAAACATTTTTAACATGTATAATAATCTATATCATGACGGTGCCGAATACACCTATGGTAGTTGCTGGTCATTAGTTGATAAGATACCATTGATTGCTCAACCCTATCCACCCGAAGTCAAAGCGAATAAGTCATATCGTGATTACAAATTCAACTGGAACTTCCCGTATCCGCATTTAAGAACTTTCCTTGGTAAACTTGCCATAGACCTAGACACCTCGCTGTTCCAAGACGCGCAGGGCGAATGGTATCGTGCTGGCGGGGATAATGCTACCTTCTATAACATCATTGAACAGGCAGACCCAGAGAAGGTCGTATGCGTACCTGACATCGTATATAACTACAATGACACCAATCCAATCAATGACTACAAAGTTAACAGTAAAGAACAGAATCAAACCGCTGATAAAATCTTAGGAAAAAAATCTGTGAAGAAAATCTTAATTGCTATACCAACAGCGAAGTATATTGAACCCGAAACAATGAAATCAATTTATGATCAAATACTACCAGAAGGATATCAAACTGAATTACAGTTTTTCTATGGTTATCAGATAGATCAGATTCGTAATCTGATTGCTGACTGGATTGTAAACAAAGACTATGATTATCTTTTCTCCGTTGATTCGGATATTATATTCCCGCCTGATACACTGATTCGTTTACTAAATCACGATAAAGATTTGGTCACGGGAATATACCGACAACGACTGCCTAATCAAACTCTTGAGGTATATGATCAAAATCTACAGAATATTCCAATTGATAATTTACCTGAGAATTCTTTAATAGAAATTGGCGGTTGTGGTTTCGGTTGCGTTTTAGTTAAGAAAAAATTATTTGTTAAGATTGGTTATCCGCAGTTTGTTTATCATTCAGCGATTGACCATAAAGATACTTTTAGCGAAGATAATCATTTCTGTAAAGCAGCGAGAGAAAATGGTTTTCAATTATATGCTGACACCAGTCTTTTCTGTGGACATAAAGGAACGCATATATACGAGGTTGCTAAATGAGTTATGAATCTCTAACACATCAAGTAGAAGAAAAGATTGATAACGTAGATTCTTGGACTTGGATTGAAAAAGACTGGGAAGGTTTTCGCTGGCCAAAAGAAGATTGGCAAAACGCAGTCAAAGAACTAATTGAAAAACATGTAAAGAATCGCAGCGTTGTTGTTCAGGCAGGTGGTCTACAAGGAATGTATCCTAGACTGCTAAGTGATATATTCGAAAGAGTGTATACTTTTGAACCTGATCCACTGAGTTTTCATTGCCTAGTCAATAACTGTCAAAAAGATAATATTATAAAAATTCAAGCAGCGATTGGAGAACATCATGGATTAATAGATGTTGCTCGTTTCTGTGAACATAACGTGGGAATGAATAGCGTGATACAAGGCAATCGGTATCCGATGTTCACCATAGATTCTCTTGTATTGGATGCTTGTGACTTTATTCAATTAGATATAGAAGGATTTGAGTTGCCAGCGTTGCGAGGTGCAAGAAACACCATAGAAAAATTCAAACCTGTGCTGTGTATTGAAACGCGAGTTGGAACCGAAGAAGCAGTCAGCGCACACATGTGCGAATTAGGATATTATGAAATAGACAAATATCATCATGACAGTTTCTGGTTGCCTATTCAACAACATCAACCAGAAGGGTTTATTTCTTAATAGTCGTCCGGCAGATGAGACCGTTTAACTTCTGACATATATGATTCGTAGCAATGTTCTTTTTCTAGAGGCAAGAATAAAAAGTCTAAGAATGGTCGAAAAATTTTCCCAATCTTTTTACCATCTCGCTCTAATCGCCAACATGCTGCCGAAATAGTTTCGTCCGGCCAGGATCCACCTAATGTGAATAATGAAAATAAAAACTGATCGAATGCAATCAATAGATGTAATATTCTTGTGCTTATAGACTTCATTGGTTTGTATTTAATATTTGATCGGCGTCCAGATCCGAGGCGCTGCTGCCCTCGCCCGCCCAATACCTTATACCTGTAATTGTTCCAGCATAATTTGCTACTGTTCCGATGTCGGCGGTATTGTCGACAATGATGCCAACAGCGCTGCCGAAACCAACCTGTTCAGTCGTGAACAATTGAGATGACAAAACCTCAGTCTTGCTTGCCAAAGTCGTATAACCAGATGTCGATGCTCCGTGTCCTCCGTTTGGTTGAATGCCAATTCTCAAAACATCGGCCGCGCCGAATGCCCCTTGAGTGACTCCAACATACAAAGTTATGTTTTGTCCATTATAATTATCCATGGTAGTAGAAGCAACTGAAAGTTCGCCGGTATTGGATCCATCCCAAGTATTGCTTCCGTCGCCAACATTAACTCTCAATTCACCTGAAACAGAACCAACTGTAATACCGTTTTGAGTGCTGCCAATATCAATCATAACTCCAGTGTCAGTATTTGTAAAGTTTTCAATATCAATTGCAACTAAGAAATCTCCTCCAGTTGTATAAGCGACTGTACTACCGGTGCTAGGAATGGTGGTTGTAGAATCTGTCGGGGGAAGATATTCACTAACAGTATGAGCAGTTAGAGTAGATTCTAAATCTATGACTTTATTCATCGCCACAACTGTTGTAACACCATATTCGCTGTTCGGTGTTGGATTTATTGTCACTTCTCCAATTGTATCAGAAGTTTTGCTCGCGCCAGCAAAGATTGGATCTTGCGCCTCATCGGGTTTAAATTCAAAATCTTCAGTTGCAGTTCCGTTAGTGAAAGTTATTGTATTGCTGGTAGAACTACCGCCATGTGCTGCTATTACAAGACTATAACCTACAGGCGATGAATATGTAACAGCATGGGAACCCCAGGAATTGACTCGGTTGGTTGTATGAATATCTGTTTGAACAATTTCTGTTTCATCTTCAATATAATACAAACCAATGATTGTTCCTTGAAGCGTCGACGAAGTGGTAAATGAGCTGTTGTATGTGATGCTAATTGTTCCAGTATCACAAGCACCTGCGCTTGTTGGTATATCCCAATATAAAACAGCAGATCTTTCCTGCCCTGCATTATTGGTAGTAGAAATTTCTTTTTTTACTGCTGTTAATTGAGATGGTGCGCCAGGAATAGTTAAAGTTGCAGAAGAAATACCAATTCCTTCATCCTCTCCACCACCTTGATTGTATCCTACAGTAGCAATAATTCTTTTTTGCAACATGGGTGGTCCGAGAGATACATCACTAAATGTTTGCGTGGCAGATGTTGTATCAGAACTTATATTCTCATGATATCCAATGAATACCAATTCATTAAGATTATTGGTTGGTCGGCCAGACTGTTCAAATGATCTTAAATTATTTGTAGACCAAACCCCAGAAGACTGCGGAACAGCACCTTTTCTACGAACAGAACTTCCTGTACCTATGATCCCGCCGTTGTTTCTCATACGATTACAATATCCGTATTTGCAATGTTGTCATTAAATGCTGTTTCATATGAAGTTTCAATTGCACTCACATAGTCCGCAGAATCAATATGCCCTAGTATCGCTTCGACAACTTCTTTTTCAGTATTAAATGCAATCTGAGTTTTTTGTAAAACCATTTGACTGATTTCTGTGATTTCAGTATTGAGCGTTGGGCGATATTCAATTCGTGAATTATCAATTGAATATAGTTTCCAAATATCATTATCTGTTCGAATACCAGTATTAATTGCTGTTTGTACTGAGGCAAACTTTCGTTGAGATTCAACAGTACAATCAATGATGAAAGAATTATTTGCAGAATCAGTCCAGCGAATATTTGCTATTTCTTTTTGCCAGCGTTCAGATGGTACTTGTTTTAATTTAGTAGATGCCTTTAACAACATTTCATCATCGCTGAGATCTTCAATAACCCAAGCAGAACCTGTCCAGCGAGTTTTTTGATACGGACCAACGCCCATTATAGGTTCAGAACCTGCAAGAATCCAACCAGCATCAGTCAATTCTTCTTCAGTAAATGTACTGCTATCTGTGCGAGTACGTCCGTCTGATAATACGATTCTGTGTGGCAACTCTTTTGGCGGTTGCCCTTTGTAAGAATAAAGATATGCCATTTTATATTTCCTTTAAAAAATAATTAATTATGGTGAGATGCTATACATAGTCAGAGTTTCGTTATTGATGCTAGTAGATTGATCTGATTCAATAGTTGCAGTTCCTGTCGTAATAACTTTGGCAGTATATAGTTTAAAATCAGCATCTTGGTTGTTGGTTCCTTCAGTGATGGTTTCCAATAAAGAGTTTCCAGAGGTTGTTTCAGTAATAGTTTGATTAGTTCCATCCGAGGCCAATATAATTAATAATCCTCCGGCAACAACATTTATGGTGTCTGTGATGGTGGAAGATCCAGACCAATCAAAGGCAGAATCATGTATTGTTGCCGAAGATGTTAGTCCTTCAAATGCAACTGCTGCGATGCGATCGATGATGATACTGCCGCCAGCTGAATTATTTATTTGGGCAGTAACTGATGATGAACCAGTCACAACAGCTATTTCTGCAATTTGATCAACAGTCCCACTAAATGGGGTAATTACCGTATTTGAAGTGTCAATTGCTGTATAATTTGTGGCACTGCTGTTAACATCGGCAACTGGGGGGTCGCCGCGCGCATAGCGCGCACTATAGGTAAATAATATAACTTCTCCGGATCCTGCTGCACCAGATATATCTACACTTCTACTTGCAGTTGCACTGACACTGTAATCAAAATAATCATCTAAAACTGTTGCTCCTGGATAAGTAGTACCTGGCGTTATAGATAGCGCAGTTTTCGATTCTTGTGAAACTCCATAAACAGCAGCTGCCAAAACACCTGTTGGATTATCGATGTCAGAAGTGTAGTCAATTACTGCGCTTTGTATAGGACTCGCAATAATACCCATATCGCCACGACCAAGGTTTGAATCCTCGTTATAAACAGCGTTGATTTCAGTCAATGTTCCGGATGTTGTACTAAAAGTAGAATCCGTTGATGTATTACTGTGATCAATATATCCACTAAGAAACGCAACGCAATTATTTGATGTAATATTATTTAATGTTGCTGACAAACCACTTCCTGTGCCGCCTGTCACTGCATTTGAAGAAAACAATGAAGGAGAAAGATTAACATCAGCAGAACCAGTACTTTGAATAGCAACATCAGAAGCTTTATAAACTTGTACACTCGCATTCTCAATTTCATAGTCATATTGCACGGTTAAAAGTCTATCCTCGGAGGTTGTTCCAGAAGTAATGCTATAAATGCCTGCATGTATATTATTTGAACTTCCACCTATAATAGAAGCATCTTCAGTAAATGTTCCAGTTCCATCTAAAGTTACTGTCGGAGATGTAATCTCTGTATTACTTTCCGCATGTACAAGAGCAAGAATTTTATCACCCTCAGTTAATGGACCTACTTGAAAAGATATTGTGTTCGAAGCAGTACCGGAAATATATGTTACGCCCATAGGTGTCACCGTAATTGGTGTTACTGTGCGCGTGGTTGCGGAGACAGCATCAAACGAAATATCATTGTAAACGGATTCTGTATCCCAAACACCAGAATTAGTTTTCGCTGTTCTAGTTGCGACGTTTATTGGAATTAAAACAGAAACATTTACTATCGCGTCGAAGGAGTTGTATACAATTTCTGTATTGCCGTCTATCGATGTTACATCTTCTTCATATCCAGCATATATATGACATCCATTAAATTCCCCGCCTGCTTGGAAATCTTCAGCAGTTGTGAATCCGGAAGGAAAGGCATCAATGAATGTAGTTGATGCATCATCCATCGCTGAAAACAAAAGTGCGAGACCACTGGTCGCACCAGATAAAGATAATCCTTCAAATTGGAGACTCTCAACAGCGGAGCTATTTTTGAAATTTGATTGAAGTCCAGTCGCCATTCCTCCTCGAACGAGCACCACAACTGCACC